AACTTTAGGGTCTATGACCAGTACTTGGGTGACGAGCGGATCCAAGAGATTTACGATGCACAAAAGGACGAATTCGGGCACAAGAAATCCTCGATGACCTTCTACAAAGGTCGCATAGGTGTGGGCACGACCGAACCCGAAGGCGCTTTGACGGTCGTGGATGAACCTAACGCTGTGGCAAAGTTCCCCGCGAGGGCAGTCTCCGCGGATGATTCGTATGATGAAGGGATCGGTCATATCAAGTTAAGTGCCGCGGATGGGACGGGGTACCAGGCTTTCGATGGTCTCACGTCAACTTCGTGGACGGCCAAACCTGTGAGAAATACCCGCCTCTCAGGAGAAGTTGATTTCGGGGCATGGCTCAAGATCCAAACTCCACAATCCATGAGTCTCAAGAAGGCTGAGATTGAATCGAACCCCTATTGGAACCAAGTTGGGAGCGAAACGTATGGAGGGTCCATTGACAATATAACATCGGGAGATCACTTTGGACGCGCAGTCGCATGTTCTCATGATGGTACCCGTGTAATCGTGGGTGCATATGTTCATAGCGGCAACCAAGGGAAAGTGAAAGTCTATGATTGGAATGGAAGTTCATGGACCCTAGTTGGCTCGACACTTACCGGCACCGCCGATAATGATCTATTTGGTCGCGCCGTGGCTATTTCAGGTAATGGGAATATCATAGCTGTAGCTGCGCCACGTGAGCATCACGCAACCGGAAACGTTTCAGATGTAGGTACCGTTCGTGTATATTCTCTGGTGGGAGCCACATGGACCATTTTACCTGATTCTGGAACCTTAACTGCGGACACCTCGTCTGGGATGTCTGACGTCTTCGTAGGTGAGACGGCGGAAGATCGGTTGGGTCAAGGTGGTGTTAAACTTTCGTATGATGGGTACACCGTAGCTATGGGTGAAGCAAAAGATGACACCGGTGTTGCTAATATCGGCAGAATTCGTGTATTCACTTATTCGAATGGTGCGTGGTCTCAAAAGGGTTCTACCCTTCTAGGAGATTACACAGAAGAAGAATTTGGTCAGGGTTTAGATATGTCCGAAGATGGTAATCATCTTATCATCGGTACTAAATTTCAAGGTGGTACAAGTCAACCACCTAGGGTGGAAGTATATCAATGGAATGGTTCCGCGTGGGCTCAAAAAGGTTCTTCTATAACATACGCCGGTACCGACGATGGGTTCGGACCCAGTGTGAGTATTTCCAATGATGGTAATACGATAGCGACCGGAATAAAGAATGCTGATATAGCTGAAGGTGCGCCAGCTGACAATGCGGGAGCCGTATATGTTTATCACTGGAGTGGAAGCGCGTGGGGAACTCCTCATACACTAATCCAACCTGTTACAGATGACGACGATTTCGGTGATCATCATGTCATGTCGGGTGACGGTAAAAGAATTATAGTTGGAGCCTCTCATGCGGACGATGGGGGTACTAATTCGGGTAGGTTGTATACATTCGAGTACACGGGTGTTTCGTGGGTACGAAGAGAGGTTCCCTCCGTTGGAGCGGATGGTGGAACGAATGCTTACTTGGGTATGGGTCCTTCTAATTCTGCGTGGTCACATGCTATATCTAGGGATGGTTCGGTGATAGTCGCTGGTGAATCTGGATTTTACACTAACGGTGCAGCTTATTCTGGTCGCGTGAGAATTTATAACATGCCCTCGACCATCAAGAATATTTGGGGAAGTAATGATGATGTGAACTGGACCAGAATTACGACAACTCCTACCCGTGAAGAGGCAACTTCAAACGTCGCTGGACTCGCGTTTGGCTACGATGACCGCCTAGAGTTCAAGAATTTGGATAACCCCAACTATTACAAGTACCACGCGATCGTCGCGGATGCTTTCACCCGTCTCAAGGATGTCAAACTCTTTGGGATCCGGAACCAGGGGTCGAGTACCCTCCACGATGGGGCCTTGACCCTCACGAAGAACTTGGATGTTCCTAGGATCGGGCCACCCCTAGATGCCGATGATACACCCCGAAGGGACAGACTCGTCGTGGAATACAACACCTCCACGAACCCCTTGGAAGATGGTCTCGTTCAGGATACAAGTGGTCGGGGGAATGATGGAGTGTTCTATGGTGGGGCGTCGTATTCGGCGACGGAGAAGGCTTTGGTGTTTGATGGGTCAGGTGATTATTTAGAAGGCCCCGTGCATAATTCCTCTGGTGAATGGTTACATTCTGTGAGTATGTGGTTCAAGAGAAATGCAAGTGATTCGTATGATGTGCTGTTTCATTTGGGGCAGCAAAGTACAGGGAAAACAAGTTCGATGCGTCTTTTCAGTGATAATAGATTTAGATTTAATTTTTACGATGCTGAAATTGAAGCTTCGTATACCGTAAACAATGGAACATGGTATCATCTCGCGTTTTCATACTCTGGTGGAACTGATATCGCAAATAGAAAAATATATTTAAACGGTACTAAACTTGCAGTAACAAACAACTCGGGAACCCCTGTTGTCTTAAACCTCGACGCAAATGAAATGTTTACTCTCGCAACACAACGCTATCCAATTGAAGGTCAAATGAACTGTGATATCTCCAACTTCAAACTATACGACACGGCCCTCACCGCCGAAGAGGTCAAGACCCTCTACGATATGGGTCGGTGCGATGAGGGACACCACGTGGTTAACTTTAGCAAAACTCGGGTCGGGATCGGCTTAGGGGATGGGGAGGCTCCCCAAGCGACCCTAGACGTTAGGGGGAATTTTTACTTAAACAATAATTTGGTTGTGGGGCGGTATGTCGGGTTTTCTGTGTATAGAAGTGCTAGTACCTCAGGCTCGGGCGGAGAAGTACCCGTCCCGTGGAATGCAGTATGGGCTACATCCGAAGAATTTACCGGAGCTGGATCAACGGATACATCTGGTTTATACAGATTACCTTATACAGGCGCTTATATGTATAGCATTTATGGTATTTCAACTGCGGCCATCTCTTGGACTCTCCGTTTAAATTCTTCTAAAGCGGCGGGTGGGACGTCCACGAAACAAATACCATATAACGATGCCAGCGCGGGTACATGGAATGCAGTAGCGGGTTCGGGTGTTATTAGGGCATCAGCTGGACAATATATTTCGATATGTTCTTCGAATAATATTTATGGTAATTCTGGAGCACCTCATAATGGTTTTGCTGTAACTTTTTTGGGTGCTTAATATAATATGGACAGTGACGATATTCTCATTAATTTAGAAAAATCTCGTCTCATTGAACAGATTATAAAAGACTTGGATATTGTCCCACCCAGGTATGAATGGGAACTTACATGGGAATCCATAAAATTTCCCGAAGGCTATGAAAAACCCCCAAAGGAGGAGTTTGAGGCGAAACTCCAAGAACTCATCGATGCCCAACCCCTCAAGGAACTCCGCACCAAGCGGAACACCCTTCTCGAACAGACTGATAGGTATGCGACCCTAGATTATCCTCACTCAAATTTAGTGGTGCAACAGACCTGGTTTGATTACCGCCAAGCTCTCAGGGATCTTCCCACAGCGACCGAAGATCCAGCGAACCCTGTTTGGCCCGCCCAGCCAAGTCCGTAGGACTTGTACTTTCCCGACTTCGTAGAAGTCGTGCTCCTTCAATTTCGTAGACCCTCGTTCCAAGTCCAAAGGACTTGTCCCCCAGTCTCATAGTAGTAACGATTTCATCGTTCTACCATGAATTCTTTCCTCCCCTTATAATAAATGTCGTACTACTCGAACCTTGTGAGTATCGTTCAGTCCAACGTCGTTTCTAACGTCACCGTGGCTGAATACTCCAACCTATCAGTGGACGACCAGGCCAATTATTTAGAGTGTAGCTACTACTCCTCGAACAGTGTTGGGTATTACTCGAATCTCATGGTCTATGATGAAATCAATGTATTCTCCAACATTTCCTCGAATGCCTATAATGAATTAACCCCTGATCAACAGGGTGGATTTACCCCGGTCATAGAGTACTCTAACGTCACGACCACGGATAGTCCCCACCACTATGTCAAGGTGATCACACATTACTCGAACCTCGTGGTTTCTAATGTTGTGACCTACTCCAACATAGACGCGAATGCTTACGCAAATCTCGTGACCACCCAACCTTCCTTCACAGTCTTCCGGAAATACGTTCCAACTGGATACTTTGAAATTTCGGTCCAAGAATATGCTGCAAAGTCCCTTGAGGAACGGGCAGAATACGTCGCTGAAACTATTCCAGAGATGATTACTTCTAATTTACAGGGGTTCTATACACTTGTCCCAAGTCCCGAGTGACGGAGTCACTCGTTCCACTCCCTCGTTCCAAGTGCGAAGCACTTGACCCCTTCCCCACACTTCTTACAAACTACTTTTGTCCCAGTTTGTAACAAGTCTCATTAAGTAACGACTTCGTCGTTTGGTAATGAATTCTTTTCCTCCCTTATATTAAATGTCGTTCGAACCACCAGCAGGCATTCTGGACATTGGGAATGCGACACTTCGGGTGGGAAAACTTGAAGTCGCTGAAACCTCAGGTCTGAACCAGGGTCTACAGAACATTATTAAGAATGACCTACTCATAACTGAAAATACAACGTACGCCGTAAATCATAAATGGGGTCTCAAACTTCCTACAACTTGGGTCGCCGAATTTGAAGTTAAGGGTCATTCCGGAAAATATATAGATTTTAACTTTTACAATGAAAATTCAGCTTCAAACGCACAGGGATACAACCTAACGTTCAAGGATACCACCATGACTCTAAGGTATGATGGTGGAAATCCTCTTCCAATAACGGGTGACACCGTTGATTCTACACTATCCCTGGGGGATGCTGGATATGGTGAGGCCACGATCCCTACTATTGTTGGTGCTTTCAGAAAGGTCAATATATTCTTTGAAAGGGGTGTGATCTCCGTCTCCATAGATGGAACTCGGTACCTCTACTTTAAAGAATCCGATGGTTACAATCAAAGTCTCGGTGTCGCCTCACGTGTCATCAGTACGACTGGCTCAGCTTTTGTGAATGTTTTCATAGAAAGTGATAATGAAAACAACTCAAAATTCAAAAACCTTAGGATCGTTAACGGACGATTCATATCCGACAAAACGAGTAACATCGCGTTCATAGGTGGTAACCTAGGCGTGGGTGTGCACTCCCCCAAAGAGTCGCTGGATATCCTTGGGAACATGCACCTCACGAGGGTCTCCAACGTTTCGCAAATCAAGGTGGAATCCAACGTGGTCGCCGAGTATACCGGTCCCCACGATCGACCCCTGCGGGAGTATCCCGAAATCACTATGACCGCTGCGACCACTGGGGGGTATACTGTGAGTGCGAGTAGTAATCTCACAGACAAAAACCCATGGGAAGCATTTAATCCTAGTGATTATTGGCGTTCACTAAATGCATATTCTACATCTGATCCGTATGATTATACAGGTGTTGAGGACATTACTGATACAAATGGAACTCTTCACGAAGGTGAATGGCTTAAACTTGAAGTTCCCAATAAGATAAATATTTCCCGGGTTACGTTTGCATTCCATAGTAGCGGAAGTTTTCAACCAACCAGTTATGTGATTTTGGGAAGTAATAATGACACGTCGTGGACATTGATTCACACAAACGAAAACGTATCACCAGGTCTTTCACCATCATATCTATCAGAAGATAATTTCACAACCGTCGGATATTTTAAATACTTAAAATTATTAGTAAAAAATGTAATTGATGCAACTCCTAGTGTACTTATACGACGTTTACGATACTACGGCCACGAAGAAGGCAGTGGCTCCCTAGACACCACCCTAAAGACCGTGTACAACGTGCCGGCGACCACGGGGACCCAGTTGGAGGTTTACTATGATGCGAAGGACTTGGCGGATGGGGCTGTGACTTCTGTGACGGATCTTAGTGGAAATGGGGTAACAGGGGCAGGTTCTGGAGATCTTGCGGTATCCAATGGGGCTTTTACATTCGATGGGACGGGAGATGAAATTAGTGGTACACTTCCGAGTAGTGCTAACGGTGACTGGGTTCATTCATTGAGTATGTGGTTCAAAGCAGATTCGGTTAATAGTGCTAATGATGGCAATACCTTATTCTATACTACTGGATCTATAAGTGCAAATAATATATTATTTTTGAGAATGTATGGGGGAACCAACCCTTATATACGGTACAGTGATATTGGCTCGGAAATAAAAAAATTCATGGATATATTGACTGGTGTATGGTATCACTTGACCTTAACATATTCTGGGGGTGGGTGGGCTAATGCAAAAATGTATATAAACGGCGAACTTACAAATGATGTAACGTCCACGGATACAACACCACTTACTTTAACTGGTTCCTCCACTTTTTATATTGGAAGAGCTATTAACGGTTTTAATCCTTCATTCAACGGTTCCATCGCGAACTTCCGTCTTTACTCCAAGGCCCTGAACGCCGACCAAATCAAGGAACTCTACGATTACCAAAAGGATTACTTTTTGGGGTCCAAGTCCCAAGTGACCCTGTACAAGGGACACTTGGGCGTGGGGGTCACCGAACCCTCGGGCCAATTGGAACTCGCGGGAGATGAGCGGATTCAAGAGTATCCTCCTAGGGCTATGACTGGATGGGAAACGTATATGGAAGGTCATGGGGTATTTAGAGCTGGTAAAAGTGGTCATGACGATTATTTAGGGTCATGGGATAGATGGAAAGTTTTTAATAAAGGCTTCACCACGTCTGGTGGCACCGCGGGTGATAGTTATCACGGTGAACAGTCTTATAGTTCATCAACCGGTTTATATACTGGTGTCGGGACCCAGATCGAAAGCTTAGGTGGTATATCCGGTGATTACTTTATTCTCGATATGCCATATAAAATATCATTAAAACATATAAACGTAACATCATCTAACCAGGATCGTTCACCAACAGAATTCATTATTCTAGGAAGTAATGATGGTTCAACATGGACACAAATAAAAAGTTTCTCTTCTTCATTTACTGGTGCCGGTCAAACATTACCATTCCAGGTAAATAGTAACGAATATTTTAGTTATTTTGGATTGGTTGTAACAAAAGTCGTCGCATCGGGTGGATATCTTATGCTTTCCGAATGGCAACTTTTCGGCACCCCCGGTCCCACGACCCTCGATAAGGGTTCGCTGACTCTAGGAAGGTCCCTCGATGTCCCCCGCATTTCGCGGTACGACGTGGATACGGAAACCCCTAGGCCGGAGAAGTTGCTGGTAGATTTGGACACCACCGTAGGGAATACAGGTAGAGGAGCCATAGATATCTCAGGACGTGGCAATCATCTCAACCCCATTAATGGTAATTCATTTTATTCGGTAGCTGATAAGGCGTATAGTTTGAATGGGGGGACAGGTGTTAAATATGAAGGATCCGCGACTGGGTACCTGGGTGGGACAAATCCTTTCAGTATTTCGTTATGGTTTAACTCGACGGATTCAAGTAGAACTTTACAAACTGTAGTCGGTCTTGGTAATTACTCGACGTCTCCCAATAACACCATGACTGGGATACGAATACAAAGTGACGGTAAAGTGGGTGTTTTACATTACAATAATGATATTATAACCACAAGCTCTAGTCTTTTCGAATTTAATTCATGGAACCATGTTGTGTATGTATTTAATGGTTCCACAGCAGTCGCCGAACAAAAACTCTATATAAATGGGGTCAGTGTAGAAGTAACAGGAAGTGACCACACAGGGGCTTCCCTTTTAACACCAGCGAATGCTAACTTTTCACTTGGGACATGGGCAGTTGATAATACCAATATGTTCAAGGGCTTCATATCCCAACCAAAACTCTACAACGTCACCCTCGAACCCTCGGAGGTCCGTAAACTCTACAACTTGGGCCGAACCGGGCGGTCCATGATCATCAGCGATACGGCCGTCGGGATCGGGAAAGTCCCTGAAGCTCAGTTGGATGTGAGAGGTATTATTAAGGGGCAAAGTCCAGCTGTATTCATTGCTAAAGCAAACGCAGCTATGACCGCTACAGCTGCGAGTGCTGTAGCCGTTTTTGGTAGTGTCATAACAGATACAGCTGGTGGTTGGAACAGTTCTAACAACAGATATTACGCAAAAGTTCCAGGGTTTTATCTCGTAAATGCGTCGCAGTTTACCATTATAACTACTAATGTATATGTGGTCATTCGTATTGATAAAAATGGAGTCGAAAATTCGAGTACCACAGGATTTGCTGGTCCAGGTGGTTATCCGAATACAAGCCTCACGGCACTCATATATTTAAGTGTGGGTGATTATGTTAGTTGTAGAATTGGTAGTGATACTAATAGAACTACTGCGAGTTCGCACCGATTGGAAATAGTACATGTGGGAATGTAATAAATTTATATATAAGGTTATATAAATGTTACTCATAGAAACGTTAAACATTTTATACCCCGATCATACATGGGGAGTCACAGGAGATTCGTACGAAGGAATTGTATGGGGAGATATGCCAGAAGAAGATCGCCCTTCAGAAGAAATAGTAGAAGCTAAACGCCAAGAACTTAACGTCATAGAAGCTTGGCGACAATTCCGTGAACAAAGAAATACCAAGTTACGTGCAACGGATCCTTTAGTTCTTCCAGATTATCCTCACCCTTCAGAAGAAACGCGAACAGCTTGGATTACGTACCGTCAAAAACTTAGGGATTCTACTGTAACAGCAAATCCAGAAGTAGATAATAGTAATAATTTAACTGCTGAATGGCCCACACCACCAATTTGGCCCGCGAATGTGGTCTAAGTTCCAAGTCCGTAGGACTTGTCCCTCCCCGTTCTCCCACGAATCTCTCAAATTCGTCGAAGTATGGTATCTAACCAGTGAAGTTCTATGAACTTCCCAGCTTAAAAATAAACTCTCACTATATTATAAAATGTCTGGTGGTATTGCCCAACTCGTAGCCGTCGGAGCCCAGGATGTGCACCTCGTCGGTCAGCCCGAGGTGTCTTTCTT